AACGATACAGCAGATGATGAAAGCGTTGTGATTATCAATGATATTGAAAAAGAAAGTAGTTAAACTAAGCGATATTATAATTCCGAAATATCAGCCGATAGTAAATGACAACATACACATGCACCAAATCTTGACATCAGGGCGTGCTGGAACAAAATCATCTGCTATGGCAATCATAACGGATTTTTTAATTATATCAGAGCCAAAAACTGCAGCTGTTGTTATGCGCAAGCATCATAACAAAGTAGGTAAGAGTGTGTATAAGGAGTGCATTCGTGCTATCGGGCGATTAGGATTAAATAAGAGTATGTTCAAAATTACCAAAAGCCCAATGCAGATCACATACAAGAAAAACGGCAATACAATCTACTTCACTGGATCAGATAGCATTGATGATACAAAAGGTATGATTGACGAGGAAAGAGTTATCCGACTGGTCGTGCTTGATGAGGTAACAGAATTCTTTGATAAAGGGGAAGGCGAGGACGAAATATCTAACATCGTTGCTACATTCGTCCGCGGAAATAACGAAGGCTTCAGAATGATGTATTTGTTCAATCCGCCTAAAAACAAGAAAGCGCCAGTAAACCTATGGTGTGAAAAAATGTCAAAGCGTGAGGACTGCATCCATATTCACACAGATTACAGAGATGTACCGGTTGGATGGTTAGGCCAAGCGCTGATCAACGAAGCAGAAGCGATGAAAAAGGCTGATTCCAAGATGTACGATTGGGTGTGGCTTGGTAAAGCTACGGGCTTAGACGGATTGATTTATTACATGTTCGATCCCGAGAAGCATATAAAGCGAGCATCAAGCGATATTAAATTCACACTATACGGAATCGGGGTGGATTACGGACAAATGAATGCGACGACATTTCAAGCATATGGCTTGGATATGAAAAACAAATGTATCCGAGGACTTGGCGAATATTACCACAGCGGTAGGAAATCAGGGCATCAAAAGAGCCCTTCAGAATATGCCAAAGAGTTTCGTGCATTTATAGATGATCTGTACAAAGAATACGGCAAGCGTGCGGCTTATGTGTTCATTGATCCGTCTGCAAAAGGATTAGCTGAGGAAATAAAGCGTGTGTGTCCTGAGGTGCTTACCAGAGATGCAGAAAATACGGTTGATTTGGGCATCAGCCGAGTACAGAAGCTGCTTGTATTTGAGCGGCTTTTATTATGTCCTGAACAAAAAGAATTGGAAAACGAAATGTATATGTATTCTTATGACCCTGACAGTATCGAAAAGGGTATAGAGAAACCGATTAAAGATAACGATCATTGCCATGATGCCACACGCTACGCCGTTATGGGTCTATGGCAATATATCAGGCAGTTGTTGCCGCAATTAGCAAGGGAGTGATGAAATTGGATGTACTTACAGATTTTCTTAACAAATTAGGACACGAAGTGTTGACAGCACCTGCTCAAAAAGCATTGATCTGTGAATGGCTTCAATGGTATAAAGGGAAAGTAGAGGCATTCCATAACTACACAGTATACAATGGATTAGAAAGTGTGCCGAAGGAAAAAAAGACGTTAGGAATGGCGAAAAAGGCAAGTGAAGATTGGGCGGATTTACTGTTCAATGAAAAGGTCTCTATAACCACGAAGCAACAAAAAATACTTGATGATATTTTGAAAAAGAATCACTTTAGGAAAATGGCAAATGAGTTGATAGAGAAAACCTTTGCATTAGGTACAGGTGCGTTTGTGGAATATCGAACAGGAGACCCAAACAAACCAGTAAACATCGATTATATTAACGCTGCTATGATAAAACCGTTAAAAGTACAGAACGGTGAGATTATAGATTGTGCATTTGCTTCAGAAATCGGCGATCAAAAATACTATATCAATATTCACACATTGCAGCCAAACGGACAGTATCGTATTGAAAATGTCATATTTGATGTTAAGAAAGGAGAATACCTAATCAATGAACTGCCTCAAGGAATAAAACCTGTCGCGTATTCAGCTGTGAAGATGTTTCAAATTATCAAACCTAATATTGCTAATAATATTAATCTTGATGAACCAATGGGATTATCGGTATATGCTAATGCGGTAGACGAAATGATGGATATAGACGAAAAGTACGATTCTTACTTTAACGAATTCGAGATGGGTAAAAAAAGAATCTTTATTGATTCGTCTCTCGTAAATGTCGACGTAAGTAAAGCAAGCGCTGATGAGTACGTAAGACCTCTGTTCGACCCGAGCGATACAACATTCTATGCCTTGAATATGGATAAAGAAAAGGGTATCGAGCAAACCGATTTTAATTTACGTGTGCAGGAGCATGATCAAGCACTGCAAACAGCACTGAATCTATTCGGTGATAAATGTGGCTTCGGATCTGATCATTACAGCTTCACTAAAGGCAGTGTATATACCAATGAAGCGCAAGTGATTTCTACAAACAGCAAGCTATTTCGCAGATTGAAAAAGCATGAATTGGTATTAGAGGATGCATTAATCGATCTTGTAAGAGCGGTAATCTATGCTGCTACAAATCAAGTTTACAACGAGGAAATCATCATAGACTTTGACGATAGCATCATTGAGGACAAGACCACAGAAAAACAATCAGATCGCAACGATGTTTCGTTGGGCGTCATGAGTTTAGAAGAGTATCGTTCAAAATGGTATGGGGAAACGATTGAAGAAGCAAAAAAGAAACTTCCTTCACAAAGTGAGCCGATGGCATGACACCCGAAGAAATAGAAGCACTCGGATACGGCAATGAAATCATATGGCTTGATTTAGAACAAGAGATCATCAACGATATTGCCAGACGGATTAAGCAGACGGGAGTTGTAACACGCACGGCAGATTATCAACTGAACCAATTACAGCGGATTTACGGATACAGTGATAAGCAGATGACAGATTTATTGAAACAGACAATAAATCAATCTGATGCCTATGTAGATAAAGTGTTGGAACAAGCAATACATACAGATTATATTGACAATAAGGATCTATACAAGGCGGTAGGTAAAACAACTGTACCGTATGATAAGAATGTTGTCATTCAATCACTTGTTTATAATCTGAAGGCACAGTGTAAAGGCGAGATAAATAATATCTCAAAAACACTTGGCTTTGTTGTGAATGGTGCAACAGGGAAAAAGGCTGTCGCTTTGAGTGCTTATTATAAATCGTTGCTTGACGATGCGATACTGCAAGTGACAAGCGGAGGCTTTGACTCTAAAACAAGCTTGAAAAAAGCAGTCAGTCAATTAACAAACAGTGGCTTGCGATGGATTGATTACGACAGTGGACATCATAGCCGTGTTACTGTAGCTGCAAGACGAGGCTTATCAACTGCTTTAACACAACTCACCAAGGAGATGTCAGACTACCACGCCGATCAGCTCGGATGTGATACCTTTGAAGTAGCATGGCACGCCAATGCGAGACCGACGCATCGGGAATGGCATGGACAGGTATGGACGAAAGCACAGCTTGTAACAGTGTGTGGTTTAGGTACAGTGGAAGGCTTGTGCGGTGCAAATTGTTATCATGTGTATTATCCGTTTATCGAGGGATTAAGTAAACGAAATTGGAGCGATGAATGGCTTGCAGAACAAAATAAATTTGAGGATACTCCAAAGACATTCAACGGCAAGGAATATACCGGATATGAAGCGACACAAAGGCAACGTGTTATTGAAACGCGTATGAGAGCGCAAAGAGAAGCGATACAGGCGCTAAAGGAAGGTGATGGCGATCCACTGGATATCATGTTCATGCAAGCAAAATACAGGGCAAGCATGGATGAATATGTAAAGTTCTCAAAGGCAATGGGATTACGTGAGCAGCATGATAGAATATACATCGATGGGAAAGGTGTTGTAGGGGCTGCTAAAAGAAAAGGTGTTTACTCTAAAGAGGAATACGGCGCTTTAATGAATTATATCAGTAGTGATTCATACAAAATAAATGAAAAGCTACGAACAGGTGGAAAGCTATCCGATCAAGAGAAAGAGTTTGTACATCAGCTTGATTCTGTTTTAAGTAAGACCAAGAACTATAAAGGAGAAGTAAACAGGTCAATAAGCTTCATGTATGAGGAAGATATAAAAGAATTCATATCTCAACATATTACGAATTATAAAATATGTTATCAACAATATCTTTCCGCAACGACAGAAAGGGTGTATAATGATGTTGCGCAAGTGCAGTTACATATATTATCAAAGCACGGAAAAGATATCAGAAAATACAATCAAAGGGAGCAGGAGATTCTATTTGACAGATATACAGTATTCACAATTAAAGCCGTTGAAGATAAGGATAGTGCATGGCACATTTGGTTAGAGGAGGTTATTAAAAGTGACAAAAAAGAAAGATGAGCCTTTTTCTCATTCTAGATGGAATGAGCCATTAAAACCACATCTTGTAGTTAAAAGCGAATGTAGTCCTGAAATGTACGAAGTGATACATCAAGATTTATTAGAGTGCTTAAAAAAGGGTACAATAACTCAAGAATATTATGATTATTTTGAAAATAATTAGCACGCTGACGGCCGTAGCGTGTTTTTTATTTATACGCCACCTTAGCGTGGCTTTTCTATTGCCCTGGACATGGCATATAAACTATCTGTTACTCGATGGCAAGAGATATAAAACAGCCAACCTACCGGAGAGAACCGGCTATAAAAAACACAGGAGGACAAAATGGAATTTTTAAAAGAGTATTTAGGTGATGAATTGTATTCTCAAGTTGAAGCGAAGCTGAAAGGCAATGAAAATGTGAAGCTTGCCAATTTAGCCAGTGGAGAATATGTTTCAAAGTCTAAGTACGACGACAAGGAAGAAGAACTAAAAACCGCAAATGCGCAATTAGCGAATCTTTCTGAAACTGTCAAGAAGTTTGAGGGCGAGGATATCGAAAGCTTAAAAAAGCAGCTGACAGACAGCCAAGAAAAATATGACAATGATATCTCCGCTTTACAAACAACAATGAAAAAGATGGCTGCGGTTGATTCGTGGTTGGATGCGCATCCGTCAAAGCACCGAAATTTGCTGAAAGCTCAATTTAATTTAGATAAAATTGAAATTGAGAAAGATGGTACAATGAAAGGTCTTGACGAACAGGGAAAAACACTTGCAGAAACATACAAAGATATGTTTATTATCGAACAACCCAAAGCAGGTGGAATGCCGCAAGGCGGAACACCGAACACAAAGGATCCGGGACAGATGTCAATGGATGAATACAAAGCTTGGAGAGCCAAGCAGTAAAAGAAAGGAAGGTTTATTATGCCTAATAGTTTATTAACAGCAGACGTTATTGCGCGTGAAGCACTTATGGTGCTTGAAGCAAATATGGTAATGGGAGGATTGGTGCATCGAGATTATGATAACGAATTTGTGGCCGGTGTCGGTGATACAGTTACTATTCGTAAACCGGCAAAGTTTGTAGCACATAATTTTACCGATCACATTACACGACAAGATGCATCAGAAGGAAAGGCTTCGGTCAAATTAGATCACTGGAGAGATGTATCCTTTGATGTAACATCTCGTGATTTAACAATGAATATCACTAATTTCAGCGAGCAGTTTATCGCACCTGCTATGCGAGCAATTGCACAAGCATTGGATGAGGATATTCTTAATGAAGTAGTGAATGTTACTAATACCGTAAATGGAACTGCTAATGCTACTGATTTAAAAGATATCGCGAATATCAGCAAAAAATTGGATATTAACAAAGTGCCGCAGCAATTGCGCCGTTTG